AATGCTCTACTATCTCTAGCTAGCATACCATTTATATACTTATTTATTGCTCCTACTGAATTATCTCCATCAACTGATTTAATCATATATCTTAAACGAGTTGTGATTTCAAATGATGAGTCTTTGTTTAATTTTTCCAATGCTACAATATCCTTATCTATTAACTTTTCATCACCATGTGTAAGTAATTTGAATGTAAGTTTATTTTTACCTATTGGTGTTGTAAATTCAAATTCATTTCTATTTTTAAATAATGAAAAATCAATTTCTTTTGTTTGTACTTTTGATAAATTAACATTAGATGATATAGATTTACCAGAATAAGAAGAATAGAATGATACTTCATATTCAGGCCCAAATCCTAATAATCTAGTTGCTAAAATGATTGCATTTTTATCTCCAATTAAAATATCATCAACATTTACTCTATCAACTATAATTGATTCAAATAATTTGTCTAATACTACTCCTTTTTTTATTAAATTTGAAGATGAAAGAATATCTTCTTCCTTTGCAGTCATCAATTTAATTGTAATTTGTCCGCTTGATAATGGATTATCCTTTGGATATAGTAATCCCTGTGATGGGAGGTCTAATACTTCCGTTGGAAAATCATATTGTGTCTCTGTCATAACTTTACTTTGTTTTAAGTTTGTATATATAAATACATAGTTTTTAAAAAATTAGAAAGCACAAAAAAGGGGATTGTTTTAAAATCCCCTTAATTTTTATCGTTTTTAGATTAGAATTCAAGAATTGCGTAATCGTAAGATAGTGTTAATTCAATAGTTGCAACTTCATTAGAATCGAATGATAAATCACCAAAGTTAGCCTGAGAGATAAATGCACCCTTTAAAGTCCATTGTTCAATCTTATCACCAACCGGTCCTAACATATAGAAATTGATATCTTTTTTGTAAAAATCAGCGTATCCATCTCTACCAGTAATTGATTCATGTCCTAAACGAATCCAATCCATTACATATTGTGCACCAGATGGAACAATCGGGTCAAATAGAGTAATTGTTATATCTTGCCACTCACCTTTACCTTTCAACTTTCTTTTTACGTTGATATGGTCTAAAGTGATTGTTTCAAATTGAATTGTAGGTCTATTTGCTGCCTTTACAAGATATGAAGGGATTTGGTCAATCTCCATCACATATCTATTTTTCATCTTCGGTTCGAAGTTCGTATAGAACATCTTATCAAACTCTAATATTTCTGCCATTTTATTCCTTTTATTTTATATTAATAAATATCTACTTTTTGTTTTTTATATTATGCTGAGAAACTTGCTCCAGTTGGTAAGATGTTGAAATCAATTACGATGAATTCAGCTGTCTTAGCCGGTTGTAAGAAAATTTGTCCTGCTAATATGTTTCTATCGATAACATCAGGTGTGTTGTTAGTTTCATCCATTACAACTTTGAATGTATAAAGACCTTGTCTTTGTTGTACAGATTCCAAATAAGGATTAACAGTATTTAAGAATCTATTTCTAGTTGTAGATGTATTTTGTTCGAACACTAAGTAACGAGATGTTGAAGCGATAAACTTCTTAAGAACAATAAGTAATCTTCTAACATTGATTCTATCTAAAGCTGATGCTTTATCTTGCAATGTCTTCTGTCCGAATGCTACAATACCTTGTCCAGGGAATGCTGCAATTGGGTTTACTTTGTTCTCATATAGAGTATCTCTTTCAGAGTGTGTAAGTCTATTTAATACACTTACTGCTCCAGTAATACCACCTCTATTCAAACCAGCAGGTGCGAACCACTCTGCTGCTAATCTATCGTTTGCTGCGAATACAGCGGGCAATAAAGTAGAAGGAGGTACAGTTGTTAATTTGTTTGTGTTACTATCAATTGTTTTAACCCAAGGATAATAAGTTGCTACATAGTTTGAATCAATTGAATTTGCTAATTCAGTTACATCAGTTATAGAACCACCTAAAGTTATATCATAGTTAGCGAAATCAGCGATGTAAAATGCATCTTGTCTATCCTCAACCATATCAATTACCTTTTGAGTAATAGAAGGGTGGAAGTATTTAACAATACCAGGAGTTGCTACCATATTTATATCCCATTCATCAGGATTAGAAATTGCGTTAATTGCTTTTGTATATGCGATTGAACCACTTGCTGCTGCCTTAGAACAATCAAATCCTTGCGTATTTGAATTACCCCAATCTGCATCACCAGCTTTAGCTATTTTAACAGTTGGGTTCATACCATCAAATCCTTCTTGAAATCCTAATACAAATTGTCTCTTAACCATATCAGAAGTTACCGAACCAGTCATCGTATAATTTAATTGAGAATCAAATGCGAATGCTACGTTTGCTCCAACAGTTGCTAATTTAGGTATTGGTCCTAAATATTGAGAGTTATCCATTGATACTCCAGAAGTTTCAAAATCAAAACCACTATAATATATTGGTGAACCAGCTGAGTTATTTGCCGAACCAGTTTGATAAACTACTGCAGGTACTCTAGTTTCAGTACCACCTAAATAAATTGGGTTAGTATATGCATCATGTCCAAATGGTGCTGCTGAAATTGGGTATGAACCTGCTTCCATTACATCAACTCTTACATATTTTGATTTGTTTGTGTAATCACCATTTTCAGTTATTTTACCATCGTTATCAATTGTCCAATGTCTATCACCTATTCTTCTAGCTATGAAGTTTGGAGAAGTAGGGTCTAAGTTTACATTGTTAAATGTTTCAACTACACTTTTTCTCTTATCAGTATCACCAAATGAACGGATAGTTACAGTAAATGTAGAATAATCAGTTGCTCCATCTTCACCAGCTGCCTTAATGTTAGAAATACCAATTTTAAATTTAGTATTATATAATGTACCATCACCTAAAGTATAGAATTTGAAAAGGTCGTATCTATCTCCGTTAATTGCTTGAGATTTAACCATTGGAGTTTCTGCAGGTTTTGCATCGTATTCAAAATTCTGAGTTGGTAATACAAATGCCGTTATAACAGCTTTATTACCAATCACATCAGATGAACCAGTATAATATTGTGCTACATTTTCAAAATATTTATAAGCGTATGCAGTTTTAGAACCAAATGCAGATTCACCAAATACATCTGCTATATCATTTGTAGCTGATGGTAAAATTGATGCTGATATTTGGAAAGTTACTGCTGAACTAGAAAGTACAAATGCTCCAACAATAGCATCATTTTGAACTAAAGTTGTTGATGGAAATCCAACATCTGCTTTACCAATATTTGTTGAATGTAAAACTCCAACTAATTTAGTACTTTGACCAGAGCCAGATGCAAAAATTCCAATAGGAGCTGCTTGGTGATAACCACCAATACCAGCTACTCTTACAATGGTTGCTGTTCCAGCTTCTCTTAAATAATTTTGTACTGCATATTCAGTATAATAAGTTCCATCAGGTGTTCCGAAAATATCTTCGAATTCTGATTGTGTTCTCACAACAGTTGGAATGAATGCAGGTCCTTGCTTAAAAGGTCCTATAAATGCTGCTCCAATCTCCCCTACTCCTTGAGCTAAGAAGGATAGGTCATTTTCTCTTGTGAATACGCCAGGTGATACGATTCTTTCTGCCATTTTATTTCTGCTATTTGTATTTTAAATGTGTATTTGTAATAAACTTACAATAATACTCATATAAATATAAAGAAAATGTCCAAAACACAAATTTGTTTATAAATCTGCACTTTGGACATTTCAAAATTTTATATTAATTATATTAATCTACCGGCGGTGAATATGTTGGTAACGCAGTACCATCAGGAGTAACACCACTTCCAGAAGTTGGTGACCAAGGTAAATCGTTAGTTTGAACATCAATTCTAGACCATTTTTTCTTATCAATTTCCTTCTGAATTTGTTGCATTATGTGTGGCATATAGTTTTGAGGTGTAGAACCACTTACTACATTTTTAACCCAACCTAATACCATTTCCTCACTAAGTTCTGTATATTGTACAAAACTTCCGGTATTGATTTTTCTTAAATCAAATGGAGTTGCTCCACTAAATTCTCCAGAGAAGCCATCTTCATCTGTTGCTGTTAATTTCCATTGAGTTCCAACAACCGCATCTTCTATATTAGCGCTATGTTGCTTTCTTAAACCTGTTAATTTCCAATCAAATATGTATCCCATAATAATTTATTTATGTTTTATATTGTATAAATATGTTTGTTTTTTATTTTCAATAACTATGATTTTAATTCAGTAACTTCAGTCTCAAGTTGAGTAACTCTATTTTTAAGAGTTGCTATCTCATCTTTTAACTCTTTAATACCTTCTACTAATAGAGGGACCATTTTATCATATGCAACTGTCAAATAGTTTTCACCTGATTTTGAAGTTACAATTGAGTGGTCATCCGGGTCAGGGAAGTAAGTATCAAATGGAGCTAATGAAACAATTTCAGGTAAAACTCTTTGAACTTGCTGAGCTGATAAACCTACTTGAAGTTTATAAGAATCATCATATCCTCCAGCGGTAAGTGCCAATTCATTACTTCTATAATAAAAACCATCTAATTGAGAAATTTTGTCCAATGCATCAGGAATTCTTCCTAATATATTTTTTAATCTTTCATCAGAATAGTAGTAATATACATATCCACGGAAATAAGCGTAACCTCCCATATCAATCTGAACAAACCAAGCCTGTGCAGACCAACCACCCATTCTCCATAAGTTATCCGCATCCAATCCCTCATTAATAGCGTAGTGCCCACTTCTATGGAACGACATGAATGCAGCGTAGTTGTAATCAGAATATGCCTGTAATGGTGGTGAGTTTGTATAGTGGTTATAGTATCCTCTATTTGATGTAAAGTAAAACTGTCCACCATCTCTTGAGTATCCACCATTGTTATCCGTTATATAACTAAAGTTTTGGTTACCATTAGGGTCACAATAATAGTTACCATCATTATAATCCAAATATATTGGAGTAGTCATATAGTTACTAATATATGTACTTCCTCTATAAACGTTAAAT